GAACAATATTTACTTTAAACTCTCCTTCTTCCGTTTTAATCATTTGCATAATTCGGGGATCTTTCAATGCTAATATTCCAATCTCCGATGGAACCTTCTCTCCGATGATACCTCCCGTTTGCGTGTAAACTATTTTAATCATCACTTTTCCCTTTCATGTATTTTTCTGTGACTTTTTAACGCAAGTTCACTCCTGCAAAATTTTCCACAAACCTCACACGTAAATATTTCTCCGGTAAAACCTTCCGGTACGGAATAAGGTTGTATCTTGACATACCCCTTGTCCGTCATAAATCCGTCCCTTTCTAAAAAAGGCCGCTGGTTGCAGTATCCGCACCGCATATCTTCCCATTCGGCGTTAGGGTGAAACGGCGGGTCATAACCGTGAAAAGTATCCGGAGACCTGAACATCTTGCCCCGCATCGGGACAGACATATTACCCGGTCTTGCTTCGGCTATAATCTCGTTACATATTTCACAAATGACTTTCACAGTCCGCCTCCAGTGGTTGGCTCAAACTCCAAGCGTTAAGTGAACGCTTCCGTTCCATAGACGTCCGCCTTTCTGGTAATCAGGCGTTTCGCCAAGGCACAAAAACAATGGCGTGAGATTATATTTATCACAAAGTAATGAAATAATCGAACTTATTTTTTCACAGGCTTCTTCTTTATCGTTTTTTATATTTTCGTTCATGTCACCTCCTTGTTCATTCCCGGTCCTCTATCACTTCTTCCGGTTTTGATAGTGCTTCCTGATAAGGGTCATGCTCCGACAATGGCATTTTCCCCACCTCAAACTGCTTGCCCGGTTGCCCTGTTACAGTCCTGCCCATCCTGAATCCGAAATAAATGAAACCCGCTGCAAATAAAGCGCCACCTAGAACATAGCATAATAGTTCAAATCCTGTCAATCCTGTCATGGTTGTCCCTCCCACCTCAAACTGCTTGCCTGTGTGCCCCGTTACAGTCCTGCCCATCTTAAACCCGAGATGAATAAAAACCGCTGCAAAAAAAAGCGCTTGCTAAAACGTGACTTTTTTTCTTGCTTCAACGACAGCTCCAATGAACCATCTCCACAAACGTAAATTTTGCTGTGCCCCAGCATATTTAATCATAACATACTACTATGTTTAAATTTTATCAAATACTTTTAATACTTTTATGGCACCCGGTCATAAATCAAACCCATGTCCCTCTGTCCGTATCCCATAGCCTTCTCAAATGCGTCCATCTCTGACGCAACATAATTTCCCAATTCCTCGTCTGGCTGCTTCTTCTCCAAGGCATCAATTATAACGGTGGAAAGGGGCTTCAAAACAAGTTTTGTATCATCAAAATTCACCGGCCTTGCCATCGCCAAAAGACAAACAGAATCAAATACATGGTCTTCGCCTGTTGTGTCAATATCCTCTGGATTGCTGGGCAGCGCTGAAATGGCAGGTATGGTTCGGATAAACTGTATACATGACTCAAAAACCTGTAACATAGGCCTCCCGCAAACCTCGCCTTTCTCGTCTCTCGGAACCATTAACCTATTTCTAAACTGGCGAATTTTTAACTTCCTGTTGGCATCTCCCGCTGTCAAAAACAGGTTCCTGTTAGAAAAAATCTCTGCCGTGGACGGCCCCTGCCCCCCTCCCCTGTAATCCGGTTTTTTCTGGAAACAATCAGGCCCCGCTATTCTCTGAACAACATTTAAAATACCCATCGCCTGCTCCCTGGTATTAATCCCGTCAGCGACTTCAATATCGGTTAGTCTTAACCCCTTATTCTGGTTGCCGTCCCATCCATACCATTCACTGAACATGATCATACGTCCATCCTGATCTATATAAAACCAGCAAACACTGAATGGCGCACCAAAACCCCAGTCAAACGTCATATAAACCGGAGCGCCCGCAGGAATAGGATGGTCTTTAATAACATGGTAGTCGTAATAAAAATCAAACGCCTGCCCGATAAATATGTCCCAGTCACCCTTTAAATAAGCCGTCCTGTAAGGCTCAGGCAACGACTCCAACCTTGAACGGTATCCAGGGTCGGTAAGTGTCAAGGTAGGATTGTCTTCAAGTAAAGCAGGAATATACTGCCTCAACATCCCTCCTTCCAAAACCGGCGCTCTCTTGATTTCCATCGGACGGGCGTAATCCACCCATCTCGCCCGGCAAAAAGTATGCCCCACGCCACCAGGGTTAGAAGCACAGTAAATCCCAGGAATCTTGTGCTTAAACTCCTCCGGAACCGGCAAGGTGCATCGAACACGACCCCTCAAATAATCGTACTGAAATTTTGAGAAGGTCGTAAGCTCATCAATTAAAAGAAGATGTATCTCCGCACCCTGATACTGAAAAACATCCTGCTCGTATTGGCAATGACAAAAATGCAACATAGACCCGTTAAAAAACTCCCACCTTCTGGCCTGACTCTTATATTCACCCAAATCCTTCGGAAACTCTCCCTGCGAAGAAATAATGTGGTTCTTCTCCAACTCTGGAAATGTCCTACGAAATAAATATATCTGCAACCCCGGTATCGTGCAAGCCCACCTTAACCCTTCTGCCCTCAATGCTCTACTCTTGCCCGGACCTGCAGCGCCTCCGAAGAGAACTTCGTTGGCACACGTCTTATGAAACAACACCTGTTTCGGATGCGGTACGTAGGTATCAACTAACTTCCCATCCTTTATGCCCGTCTCTGTGTTAAACTTGTTCATAAAAAAACCTTTTATTTTTGAAAATGTGGGGAGGGGGTATGATATTCAGGATTTCAATACCCCGTTTTTCTCTGGCAGGGGGGGACGACTTTTTCTGAGTTTTCCGCCTTGCCGTGTGTACATCCACCCTCTCCCCTTGTCTTGTGATAATATATCTCCTGTAAACTGTCAAGAGCTTTTAAAGCAGAAAAGCAGCCAGGGCCCTATAAGAAACCTTATGTCTTCACTCACTCTGTAATCATTAAGTATTATGCCGTTTGCCCGAGATGTTATGTCAACTTGCCGAGGCATCTATTATACCTCCCGCGTTGATATCCTCCACTTTGACGTTTTTTAGCTCATCGGGCACTGGATCGGGAGCGGGCATCTGGAACTGAACAATCGCTAAATTGCTGGTTGTTTTGCCAGTCTCCAGCCGCTCCTTGTCGTATAGCTGGGCTGCTGCGAGCACTCTGCTCCCTAATGGCGTCTTTTTAATATCGTCGTCAGTGAGACTGGAAAGAAGCCTGTGTTGCAATCCGGCAAAAATTGCTGCACGGTTGCTAATAAAGTTATCAACATCAAATTTAGCTATACCGTATCGTTGCAGGGTGCGGACTACGTGAGTATGATCGCAATTGGCTACTGCTGCGATCTCAACTGTGTTGAGCCGTGGATGTGCTTGTTTTGTGTTGATTATTTTTTGTTGCAATTCAGTAGGTTTTCTATTGTTGATTCTTTTTTCTTTCTTTTCCGAAGGCATCATTAATGCTCCTGATCTAACCCATATTGACACATTTTTCCGCAATCGACTTGTCCGTTATTAAGTAGATGTAATAATTAAGTTTTCTCTCAGGGCATATCGTCGGGACTACCATGTTGCTCCTCGCTGTCTATCCCAGCGTGCCATCCGGCCTCCATATTGCCGCCGACCTGTTACTTCCCGGGTCAACTGATGTTTCTCCGGGCTCTAGGTTCCCGTTTTTTCCGTTACTCAGCGTCTTATTCTACCCTGCACTGACGATCGGGGTGCCGGGTATATCAGCACCCACCCTGGTTTATCCTTAATTAACTACCCTTATACTCTTTTTTTTTTATTTTATCAAGCATTTTTTTGTTTATCAACAACCTGCCAGAAGCGTGTAGCGCGTAAGTTATTGTTTTTTAAAGTAATTCACCTCTACCTGTTGATAACCTTGTTGATAACAGGTATTACTGGGTATTTTCACCGGTTCACTGGGTTTCCTCACAGACGGGCATTTTTGAGCTAACATATTGATTTACAAGCATTATTCCGCTTATCAACAGTTTTTACAGGTGGGTATTTTCACCAATTGACCCTTTCCGAGGATTTGCCAAAACTTTTTTATATTTTTATTACCTTTTAAAAACAAGTAGTTACGGTGTTTTGTTATTATTTGCAAGAATTGGCATGCCTATTGCTTTTATAAAATATCAGATTTAACAAAATATAACCACATCATGCTGCGCTACCGGCACGACGGGCGAAGGAGGAAGGAAAATGAAATTAATAGCGATAGCGGAAACGTTTAGCGAGAATGATCAATGGACAGAGTATGAAATTTTAAAACATGGCGGGCGGTACAGAATATCTGCCACGGAAAACGGCCTCGGAGGATTTTTATCGGAACCAGACAATCCTCAAAGATGGTGGGCAAAAAAAGAGGAGGTAAAAGACTTACTCCTTATGGATCGGGACGATAGAGGGACAGTAACAATAGTTGACGAGGGCGAATGTAATAAAATTTTAGAATAAATAAAAAAGCCCGGCTCCGGCCGGGCGAAGGAGAGGAAATTGAAAAGTCTAACATTAAAGGAAATCAGAAGGTTGTACTGGGAGGAGAAAAACCGCGAGGCTTGCAATGTTTTTGCCTCATCGGGCGACGACAAAAACGAGGCCAGAAACATGTACCTGGCAGCAGTGGACTACGCGGGAGAGGAACTGGCGGTATGCGATACCGACAGGGAGAAGATAAGAGCGATATACGAAGCAAGTCGCTCAATGTAATTAATACCCGGCTTGACGGGCGAAGGAGGAAAAAAATGAAAATATACAAGAATCGAAAAGACGCAAAAAAAGAAATGGGATTCCAGCACATCGAGGAATGGACGGAGGAAATGGAGGAAACGGAACGACCTCCGGAAGGCTACGAAAATGAACGCAGACTTATAGCATGGGACGATCACGGCGAGAAATCGTGGTACAACTTAATTTTTGAAAACCGGGAAACCGGTAAAATTACTGTACTTTTCCCGATTAATAAATAAAAACAGGTTGCCCGGCTCTGGCCGGGCGAAGGAGAAAAAAATGTTAGAAAACAAATGGACTTTAAAGATAAAGCAATTACAGGAGCGCATAGACTACCTTGAGTCTTGCCTCCGGGCTGCTGGTGACAATGTGCAAATAAATCAGCAGCTGCTGAAGCTGGCCTGGGAGCAACTGTACCGGGCGGAAGAGGCGTCTGCCGGAGAGGAGGAAAAATGAATTATTATAATAGTATCAACAACGGAACAGGGTATCTATTTTACAACATAAGCGACAACTCATCTGAGTATACAGATATATACGTTTCGCAAGCAGAAAGACGAGCGTCGACATCTCCAGTAAGTACCTTTCTCCGCTACTTGGGACACCAGACCATCTTATGTAGTTACAGGGCGAATATTAACCTTATATTTTTTGAGTTAGCGGGTTAATTGCAAATACCTGGCTTCCCCTGGAGACCTAAAATCGCCTACAATCAATTTTTGAGGTCGGGAGGGTGCCTTTGCCTTGCCCGGCCTCTTTTTCGTCCCCTGCGAAGCCAGAAACAACCAGATTTTCGGCGTCTCGTGGGTTTCCCCTGCTACATTGTATCCGTTTTAAAAATTAATGCCAGATTTCAATCCCCAGAGCAGTCCAGTTAAAAATTTTGCCTATTTTCTAGGCGGCATCGATATCCTTTTTGTAGGGTCTGTATTTAAACAGGGAACAATTTGGCATTTTACAATCTTTCCGCCCGTCAATAAAATATCCCATGCAATCATAGCATTTTGCATCCATAGCTTCCTTCCTTCCTATTTTACCATTTTCAAGGTGTTTAATGAGGGATTTTTTACCACGGCTTAACGTGCCATTCTTTTCAATCATTTCGATTAATTCTGATTTTTTCACCTTCCACATTCTCCTTTAACTTTTTTATTCTTCTCGATTTAGTAATTATCGTAATCGTAATAGGTTCCGCGTTCCATCCTGAGATAGTCTTTATTGCGACGCCTTACATCTTCCCTGTTCCGCTCCCGCTCCAGTCTCTCCAGTCTTAACTCTCTGTTCCACTCCCGCTCTATCTGACCTGGTTGATTAGAGTAGACTGGTTGGCGGTAGACGTTTGGATGGTAAGAGTCCCAGGCGAATACGGAGCCGGGGACGGGCAGAATTACGATAGCCAACAATACGATTAACTTTTTCATAAATCCTCCTTCATAGATTTAAGTTTCACATCCAACACGTAAACAGAGGTGAGCGAAAACCCACCTCTGTTTTTATTACCTCAAATTCTTTTACTTACATTTACCTTAAATCATCTGCGCAAAAATTGCAAAACTCTAATGCAACCGCTAATTTCGTAATCATCTTATCACCTCCTTCCTTCACCTCGATAGTCTCAAAATGGAACATCTTGCGGTTCGATTCCGACA